TGAGAATATCCTCGCATAATTAATTTGTCCAATCTGATACAAGATCATCTAAACTAACATCACCTTGATCAGCTTTTGGAGCAGCTGGTTTTGGTGCAGGTGGCGGAGTTGGTTTCTCAGCTGCACGAACTGTTGGTTCAGGAATACCGTCTTCTGCTTTAGGTGCTTCTACTTGAGGACGTTGAATAGGTTGTTGTTTCTTTGTTTCAAACTCTTCACCATCTTCATCTTTATTAACACTTACAGATAATGTAATTGCTCGTTTAGCTTCTTCTGAAGTTGACTTAGTTGAACACACACCATATTCTTCATCATTAAGAATACGAATAGCTTTAAAGCCAATCTTAGTGCTTGATGAGTCTTCATCAAACGATACACGAGATACTACAGACATTAAATTTTGACCATTAGCACGAACGTAATCTGTATATTCATGTAAAGGTTTGCAATCTTTTGTGCCATTACCAAAGATAGATTGTGCAGGTAATGTCATTTGATATACATCACCGTTCATATCATCAGCACGAACTACTGCAATACGTCTACTAAAACGACATGCTTTAGTTCCATTAGCACCTGAACCTTTGATATTTTGTGGGCATGATAAACATGACTCTGCCTGTTTCTCTACGACTGCTTCATCAGGCTTTTGACTATCTGATGTCCAGCATGTTGGAGGTGGCATCTTTTCACCTGGCACATATGCTTTAGAAAAATACATTCTGTGCACGTGTGGTGATGCATTAACAATAACTACGTCAAGTGCGTCTTGGTTAGACTTCTCAACTTCTTTACCATTAACCATTAATCTAAATTTACCACCACGTATAGAGATACGTTTAGCAGTGCTTGAACTTCCTGTAATGTTAGCAGTAAAGCCATCATCTCTACGGGTATGTGTTGCTACTGCGGTGCTACCAAATACGTCTAATTCGTTACTCATACTTCCTCCTTGTTTTCTCTGCTTTTAGTTATTCTTACTGTGTATTCACTTGTTGCTTGTAAACCTGGTGGTGCTTTGTCAGGGTTTTGCTCTGAGTATTCTTTTATTGCGGATTGCACTAATCTTTTTTCAAAGAACTCAGGCAATTTATTTTCTAATATAAAGTCATACATACTAGGCCAATCGCTTGACCAATATCTAGTCTTTAGGGTTCTTGATAAGGTTCCCACTTTAGTTTTTAAACTAGTTACATTAAGTGTTCTACATGCTTCATTCAGAGCCATATCAACTTTATCTCTTTGTATTTTAATTTCAGAGATTTGTTTTTCTAACTCATCAATCTTATCTCTCATATTGACAGAAGCCTGCATTAGCTTCTCAATCTTATTATCATCTAATTCCACATTCTCTCCTTTCAATAATTAAGGATATCAGTATAACACAATTATTTACAATGTCAAATTACTTTTCTTATTTCATATAATTCTTTACCGTCAGTAGCTAAAACCCACAAAGCAAAGTTTATTCTTTCTTGAGGTGTTGAATTTCCTTTCATGGTATTAGCCTTATTACTTACTACTTGCACATTTCCTTTTATATAACCTTTATCATTATCTATTCTGTCTAGTGAAGGGGAGGTGTATTTAGGTCCTGTTTTATCTGACACTTCTTTATATATAGGTATACCTAAAATAGGGCATACTATGGGGATTACTATATCTGAGACATCAATATTAAATTCTAAGCCCGATGTTTTACAACGATTTTTCGCCCCTGCTAACATACATTTTTCAGGACTATTTAAAACAAACTTTCTTCTATGTTCGTTCTTTCTTCCAGGATGTTTAACACTCCATTCATTTTGATAAGCATTAAGTTTTAATCTATTCTTTTCTCTCCATTTTTTTTGGTATTCTTTTTCTTTTTCAGGATTGCTATACGGCATCATTAAACTCCTCTTTATAAAGATCTACCAATTTAACATGGTTATCAATTTTGCCTTGCAACATTTTATAAATTTTTTGTTCAACGGGGGAGCCTTGTAGGTGGACTACGGTCATCTTATTTTTCTGTCCAGCACGATCAACACGTGCACAACATTGTATGTAAGTTTCAACAGACATCACGGGTGACCAAAACACAACTACGTTAGCTGCGTGGAGGGTAACGCCATGTGATGCAGCTTGAGGTTGGATCACCAATACTTGTGGGTCTTTTCTTTCTTGAAAATTCTTGAAAATTTCTGAACGATTATTCATAGACACGTCGCCATGTATTGCAGCACATGTGATGTGGTCTTTGTTTAACTCTGCCATAATCTTTTCAATACTATGTCTGAATGGGCAGAAGATGAGAACTTTGTGGCTGGCTTCTTCAATAATTTCTTTGAGAGCAGTCATGCGGTTAGATATATCAAACTCTATAACTTCTTGCGTATCTGAATAGATAGCGCCTGCACTTACTTGTAATAGTTTAGTGAGCATAACCCCTGCGTTGACCACAGTAATTTCTTCGCCTGAAGCTTCCATATACATATCTTTTTTAAGCTTCTTATAATACTTATCTTGTTGTGGTGTGAGGGGAACTTCACGAGTGGTGTAAAGAACGTCAGGTAAATCTAAACATTCTTCTTTAGTATAACGAATGGCAGGTTGTAATGTTTTAAATACAATATCCTGTGCATTAAATCTAGGCACCCAGGTGAACTGGCTAACTTTTTGCATGACCATGTCCTTAAACGTTCCTGCATATTTCGGGACGGATGCGGGGTTCACAAGTCTAGCCAGTCCATATGCGTCAGCTGGTGATTGAGCAGCGGGTGTTCCTGTCATAAGCCATAACCATGTCTGAGGTGTTAGCACACGATTTAATGACTTCCAGCGACGTGTCGTGACAGTCTTGACATAGTTTGCCTCATCGACAACTATTAAATCAAAACCGCCAGATTTAATTTCTTTCTCTACTATTTCTATACCGTCATAGTTAATTATAACTACGTCTGTATTTTCTGCAAATACTTTTTTTCTTTTCTCAGCACTACCATGAGCAATACCCACTGACCTGTGCATAGCAGTTTTAAAGAAGTCAGCTTGCCATGCAGCTTGCATAATAGATAGTGGGCATACCACTAACATGCGTCTAATTTTACCTTGATTCATCAGGTAATCAGCCGCCCATATGATAGCCGATGTTTTACCTGTGCCTGCTTCACTTAAACAATAGGCACGTCTATGTGCTGATAAAAACTCAGCTGTTGTTCTTTGATGATCAAATGGTTTATGAATACCTGGAAAGTTATAGTCACGTGTTATAGGAGAAGGTGGATTCTTAACCTTCATGTCAGACAGGGTTATGACTTCGTCTAATCCCCAATTAACAGCTACTTGAGTGACACCGTTCTCGTAGGTCTTAACGATTTTACTCTTTGGTATCTTATCTATAATTAATTCAGGGCGTTTTGTATTTACTATCAACGCCTTATCTTTATATACTTCCATGCAATCTCCTAGTGATAAAAATAGACGCGCCACCGAGAGAGGTAGTGACGCGCCTACACTGCTAACACACAAAGGTTTTTATTATAATGAGGTCTTTGCTATTAGCTGACGTGGTTTTACCGCACTCACGCCTTACGGGAAACTTATTTCTTTTTAGTTACGTTTCTCTTTAACGAACCATCACTATTGCGTGGGAACGAACTGTTCGCACTTTTACTTTTAATTCTCATATTGCTTGGTGTATTTGAACCACCTTTACTTAGAGGAACGATATGATCTACATCTTTACCGTCACCCTTTGATACTTTACCAGCTTTTATCATCATTCGTCTAGCTTTATTTCTAGCTACACGCTTTTTAATTTGATCAGGCTGTGCCTTGTATTCGTTTTCTTTTTGATAATCTCTTTCTTTAGCCATTACTTTCCCCAATGTGAACATGATTGCACAGGGCAGAACTTCCTACATGCGAAATTAGGGCTTGCATTAAATACCCCTGACTCGTAAGCCCCGTTTATACGTAATACTATTTTACTCCATTCTGCAAACATGTCATCTACTTTGTCAACTGTATAGTCTTCTTTTA